ACAATTGTGATACTACTTCAAATGCACGTGGATGTTCACTTTCTTTAGCTAAAGAAATTATTGATGAAATTGAATCTTCACCATTCCGTATAAGATTATGTAATGTATTTCTTGCATGATTATAATCATTCTTTATCTGTATATCTCTACCTTCATCTATATCTGGCAAAGTTTCTATTATACTGATTTCATTATTATCAGATTGTGGTAATATTTCAATATCAAGAACTTTATTTAATTTTTCATCTATATTATTCATAATCAAGTATTAGTAATATCAGTTGAAAACCCATAATCGTCAACGGGAGTAGATGTTATAGGATCAGGTGTAGTAACAGAAGTTGATGATGCGCTATTATTAGTATCAGATACATTTGAAGTGATTTCTCGTATAATTGGAATATCTTTATCATTACCATATAAAAAACCTTTCATCGTAAAAGATATAGTCCAAGTAATTGATCTTTTCGTATAAAAATCACCGTCATAATCATCTTCTAATGATACCATATTTAATACTAATGGTGTATTCCTAAGTAAAGAATCACTAGATAATTCCTTTATGGGTATAGAAAATGATGGAGTGAAATACGGTAATATTTGTTCTAATATTTGTGTACCGTCATCTGCATTCTTTACCATTATAAATAAATCAAATTCAATATCATATGGAACTGGATTATATACAAATTTCTTTGATATAGATGTTATATCATGTGTATGACCACCAAGTTTAGATAATTTACGTTCTGAATCATATTGTAACGTAGTTATTTCAAATGCAATCCTTGGTAATTCTATGGTTTTATCATTACCATATATTAATGCCAAAAATTTCTCACTAGGACCATACGCCAATGGTACTTTAATACTTTTTTGTATAGTATCATCTGAATTACGTCTTACTATTGTTATATCATTAAAAATAGAACCAAATGCAATTACATAATTTCGTATTATACTGTTATATTGTTCATCATTACCTAACATATTATATCCTATTAATAAGTTTCACTAAATGGGTTTTTAACTGAAAAATCTATAACTTCATCAGCTTTACCACTAACACTAAAATCATCATTATCTGCGGTTACACTTGTTTCATTAAATATATATTCATGTGTTGCACCTAACATATATATAGAACCAGAAGTATCACCTTTCACATTATTATTTTGAATGAAATTACCATTTAAATCGTTTAATTTCAATACCTTAGTGCCATTATTCCATGATATAACCTTACCAGATGCAGTTAATGTATCAATATCAACACCTTGATATACTATTTCATCTACAATAAAATCACCAGAACCAGAACCTAATGTAAAATCAACTGTCACTATATTAAGATTAATGTCAACATTATCATCAATAAAGTCCAGTCCGGTGTCAATAACTTCATGTGAAAAATCAAATAATTCTGTAGTTATTTTATATATATATTGTTTTCCTAATTGAAAAAATGGAACATCATCTTCAACAAATGTTATTGAAAATAGTTTATCAGCCAATGGGAAATATAATAAATCCCCAGGTAATGGTTGATCTATTCCAGTTTCATCTTGAAATCTTTCAATAGATACATGTGTTATTAATTGGTCTTTGATTTCCAAACCAAATTTAGACAAAAAGTCACCTTCACCCTCCCAACCATTGGCAGTTTCTACATACATTTCAATTAAAAATGAATCACGAAATTCAACTAATGTACGTTCATTAAAAATAGTATCTTCATTTACACTATTTCTTTTTATATAATAGAAATTCGCACCATGTATTTGAATAACTTCTGCAACCACATCAGATACTAAATTCTGTTCATGAACAATATCTACTTGATTAAATATAGGATTAACTGCCATATCTTATCCAACCATGAAATCGCAAGGCAATTCGTATTTTAACGACATTTCTTCTTGTAATTTATTAATCATTTCTGTGGATTCTGAAATTAATCTCGCGCCACTTAACATGACACCACCAACCATTTCAACACCTTCATATTTAGATACATTTTCACCCCATTGTCGTTTTATCAATGCAGTTGCGTATTCTTTCAACCATCTATCATTCCATACATCTGTATAGGTATCGGGGTCTAAAATTTTCATAACTTCAATAATTATAATATCACCTACACCCAATTTATTCCAATCCATATCTAATGATAATTTATTTAAATGTCTATTATATCTAATAGGTATATTATTAGTAGTATGTAATAAATCATTAATCATAGATATGTGTGATTGCGCCATATGATACGATACTAAATCCAATTGATTTAAATGATAAACATCATTCAATCTCATTTGATATTCTATACTAAACATATTATTAGAATGCAATTGTGTTAATGGTATAACTCGTTTAACACCTATAATTGTATCATTAATTGGTATATATCTATTAGTGAAGTCATCTTCAACTAAAATATGTTTCATAAAAACTTTCTCAACGGCATCATAATGATAATCACGATAGTATTCAAATGCATCATCCACACGATCTTCTATTTGAGCGTCAGATACATTAATTGTGATTACACCTTTCCCAAGTTTACGTAAACAATATTCCTTGAAATCTTCTCTATTTAATAATGTGGGCATTATAGTAATCCTTATAAATGTATTAATTATCCGACCATGATTGTGTATCAACATTAACATCCGTTAATTGACTTATTGTTGGTTCATATGTATTTGTGTTTGGATTTAAAGAAACCCTATACATATTACTAGTATGACTTCCTAATGATATACTGATACCATTAATAATATTACCACTATTTAATGGTATTCCTTGTGATCTACTAATACCATTAATAGGGGTAGGGTTTGTCCATATTATCATATTCTAAAATGGAACATTATCTTCAGGAAATGCATAACACGCGTTCTGAATAGCATTATTTTGAGTTTCTTGTCCAGTTTTATGACACTTAAAAACACGATATCGTGTAGTACCATCAATAATAACATCACCACGATCAAAGGAATTATCAGAAGTTCTATAAAAATTCATAAATCTACCACGTCGAGGATCACCAAAAAAATCGATATAATCATTATGACCCCTATATTGAACTGGAATTAACTGATGAATATCCTCTCCTGATGGACCATGTAATTTATATATACAACTTCTTGCAAGAGGTTCTATTGTAGGTGACTGATTATATGTAGTATATTGACTACCCCAATGATCCCTTGGTGAAGTTTCCGACAATGTAGTATTTCTATATCCTCCATCTGTGTCCATATATTGATGATTGCCTACACCAAAACTAGAACCATTAGATCCACTGGCAACATTTAATGGGTTAGACATTACATTCATTTGCACCGCATATACAGATGGTGTTGGACAATACAGTGGATTCCCAGAAAAGGCATGATTGTCATAAATACCATTATGTTCTAAGTCATTCACAACAAACCAACCTTGATCTTGTGTGGTAGGAGTTCCAGACGACACCACCATAATCATAAACGTCGTATCATTAACTATCATGTGTATTGAATCTATATCATCCATAGCGTCTCCACCAACCTGACGATAACCAGTTGAAGTAGTAGTACCACCATGATGACTACCCCAGTTATGCAGATGATTGGTACTATTATAAGGGAACCAATTACTGCCAGAACCAGTGCCGGTACCAACATCAACACGAAATCCTCTATCATAATGTGGGTAACCGGAATACGAATCGTTGTTGTAAGGTCCCTGTCCATACGCAATTGCAATATTGCGGATAGGTGTATATGATGAATCTATGCCACCGTCAGAACCCTGTCCAGTTGCATAATGTTTTTTATAAAATCTAGCATAACTACCTTCTCCATTTGGAGTAGTTCTGGGGGTGGTATTACCAGTATATGTAGTACTTGTAGGACGTGTACCAGATATAAAGGAAAGTCCATGATTTATATAAGTACTGTTAGTTGACGATATTCCATAGTCATTAACAATTATATTATATATTGATTCAATTAACACAGAGGGCCCTGAAGTTATTGAAGTGTCCGTCGTTGGTTTTAAATATACATACATTATAATACCTCTCCTAAGTATTCTGTCCATACATCATCTACATTTAACAATTCTGGGAAATTCATTACTACATCATCAATAGTTTCCACACCAAGTAATATTTCATTTTTTCCATTATACATAGATTGCCAACAAAATGATGATTCATTTGTCAAATAATCTACTGATAAATGTTCTATATTAGTAGAAGTAGTGTGATATACTTTAATATGAGTTATATTATCTGTGATTGAATACCTTCTTCTAAATTCTACTATTTCTTCTTCTGTTAATGCCATTATCATTTCCTCATTTATGTATAAGTTATTGTGATTGATAGTTCTGACCCAGATACTGTGCTTCCAATTTGCATTAAATCTATTGTTAGGTAATCATCATCAGTCATTGTTATATTGGGAGTAGTATTAATAATTTTATTAGTTCCGTCTACTATTGTCATTGTAGTAGTTAAAACACCATTCTTGTTTATATTTATAACAATATCACTTCCAACTGATGCAATATCAACTCTAGCAACTAATTTACTAATATTAATATTCTTAGGAGAATACCACCTTTTTGTTCCATTTATAACGGATAAATCCCCCGATTGTCTAAATGTAACAAAAAGATCAGTTGTACTTGATATATTAGATATTTTAGTATCTACTTCACTTGATGTGTCATATGAACTTAAATCAATAGATGCAGCTGCCTGTATCCACACACCACCATCCCATATATATAATTTTTGCGTATCTTGTGCAAATGCTATATCACCAATTGTATTATTAACTTGTGGTAAATATGATTCGGTTGTATATATTTCAACAGATGCCACTAATGAAGTGCCATCTGGTGCAACTAATGTCGCCGTTCCAGCAACTTCTTTTATTTTATTCTTAAATATAGGTGTATTATCAACATATGTTGATAAATCCTGTGGAACAAATGTACTAGTTGTTGCATCATATACTAAACACATTTGTGATGTTAATTGTGGTAGTGGTCTTAATTCTATTTTTTGAGAATGTCCATCTTGATCATGTTGTCCATATACAATATAATTACCATTTTCGTTTGTTTCAACTTCCAATGATTTGACTCTAATATTACCACGCATAATACTATGATTTCCGCATTGATAATATAATATATCAGGTGCAGTTTCAGGAACTATAAATGTAATAACACCAGAATCAGTTCTAGACCCAGTAACACCAACAGTCCATTCACCTACATAAGAATTTGTAACAAATGAAGTGCCGTTGTCAGTAGTAAAATAAAATGGATGTCCGACCGCATCAATATTAATAGTATATGTACCACCACGATAAAATGGTCCAATCTCAGGATTATCTCCCAACATAGTACCAGTAAATGAGTATGCACCACTTGTATGTGTAACATCATACGTGCCATTAGGTGCCGTTAATGTTGGTAAAAGTATATTATCTGGAACATTAATTGTTAATTCTTCAACTAATATATCATCACCATCATTAATATCAGGATGTGAATGAGTCTCAGTTGTAATTGTTGTCCAATCAATTAAATTATCCGTACCAGATGATTCTATCCATTTCATATGAAACGAATGTGTTTGTGTCATAGAATCATGAAGTGAATATGCAAAATTATTAATTATATATGAACCTTGCATATATAATGGCACTACTAATTGAGTTTCATTTGTAATAGGTATTCTGGAATATGGTAATGATGATTGTTCCCATGTCCACTTCCAATTTGTACCGTGTCCATGTTCAGGAAAATCTACTTGTATTTCTAATACTTCTGGTTGAACATTTAAATTAATATCTTGTATATCAGATACGGTGGGTGGTGGTATTGATGATATAGCAGTATCCACTTCAATTTTAGAATATACATCTTCATTATCTAATGATACTTCGGACTCACTTTCTTCAGGGTTATCTAAATTAAATACATCTTTAACAGTTGACTGAGAATCGCCGGTTAATACTTTGATATAATTAACCCAATGCTTCATCTTCATGTCACTCAATGACGAGACACCAGCATCTGACAACGCACCAGCTTCATTACCACCGGCAGTTGTCACCGCAAGAGGCACCACATTAACATCCCTTTTCCGAACTTTCATTTTACCAGATGAATCGATTTCCAACTTATGTTGATCACCAATCCAGAGTGATGACGCAGATATATACATATCACGAACAACTGCATCTGGCGAACCAATATCATACATATTATCAATATTAGGTATTAAATTACCATTGATTTCAGTCCAATTGAGCAGAGCAGCGGAAGTGGCAGCACTTACAATTTCAACCCATTGAGATGAATCAGTATCAACATAATAGACATACAATTTCATATTGTTGGAATTAACCCATAAATCACCACTTACGGCATTAGCCGGTGCTGTATCTGATACAGATACAGAAGAAGAGTCACTAATTGAATTGATAGCAGTATCAACTTCTGTTTTTGTGTAATATGTGGTGTTATGATTGTGTGTAGTATCTGATTTAGTTAATAATTTAGTATCTACTTGAGCAGATGTATCATATGATGACAAATCATGTGTGTGTACTGTAGGGGCATAATCGTGTGTATGTGTAGTATCTGACTTATTAGTTAATGCAGTATCTACTTCTGTCTTAGTATAGGTTGTAGTTTTATCTGATTTTAGATTTAGGGATGTATCTACTTCTGTCTTAGTATAGGTTGTAGATTTATCCGATTTTAAATTTAATGATGTATCTACTTCTGTCTTAGTATAGGTTGTAGTTTTATCCGATTTTAGATTTAATGATGTATCTACTTCTGTCTTGGTATAGGTTGTAGATTGGTCGGCTTTAGTACCAACCAATGTAGTCATTGTGGTGACATGATTTGGATCATCACCAAGAGCAGCAGCCAATTCATTTAGTGTATCTAATGTTGATGGAGCAGAATCTACTATACTCGCAACCTTAGTATCTACTTGTGCAGATGTATCATATGCAGATAAATCGGTTGCTGGTATTGCGGCAATCTTAGTATCTACTTGTGTTGATGTATCGTATGCAGACAAATCTGTATCAGGTATTGCGGCAATCTTAGTATCAACTTGTGTTGATGTATCATATGCAGACAAATCATGTGTATGTGTAGTATCTGATTTATTAGTTAATGCAGTATCAACTTCTGTTTTAGTATAGGCATCAATTGCATCTGTATTAATCCATTTAGATGTTGATACATCATATGATAATATTTGTCCTTGAGTTGGTGTGATACTATTGACATTAACGATATCACTTAAATTAAATGATATTGGATCAACTATTACTTCTGATGACCACATCAATTTAGTGCCGTTGTAGGTGAATGTTACATCACCTACTGCATGTGTATCACCATCTGATGGTGTGTTTGGAAAATTAATTGCCATTCTTATTCAACCTCTATTAAGTTCCAATTACTGGTTTCTTCGTTCCATGTGTATCTCTGGTCATCGTCCGGCATTGCTACCGGTGCATCCCAGAGACAAGTATCTTCGTTTAGTAGCCAACTTGGATA